CACATATTCAACAGATACAAACACTACGTTATTAATGCATTTTAACGGTTCTAAAGATGCTATTACTACCTACGATTCATCTTTAAACAGAGAACAGTATACATGGTATGGAGCTACTGGAGAAATAACTAAACACGTTGGACAAGATACAGGTAGAGAGACTCTCAGTATCTTAGGTGTTAAACAGTTTTATAACTATACACATGGTGTAAAAATTACTTATAACGGTGGATATGATACTATACCTTCTGATGTTAAACTAGTTACCTTAGACTATATTAAAGAACTACATAAAGGGTTAGAAAATAGAGCGGTTTCTCTACAAGGAGAAAGTATTTCATCCTTTGAATTTACTGGCGGGTTTGCTCCGCATATTCGTCGAGTATTAGATCTTTACAGGATTGTAATGTAATGAGTACAAATACTCAAAGATATTTTTCTTTCACACCTGCTAATATTACAACAAGAGTAAATTTAGTTTTAGTAATAGAGACTACTAAACAAGGTGTGCCTAAATCTGGTAAGATGGGTAGAGAAGAATTCTTCAAGTATAACGAAGAATTTATAGGGGCTCTATTAAAACTACAACCTAGAATCTCTACTTCTGATACTAGACCTGATCTATTTATAGATTTAAATACTGTAGAACAGTTACAAAACATATTAGCAAATAATACAAATCCATTATTTAAAGAACAAACTGCAGCCTTACGGGGACTTTATACGGATATCAGTGAGTTTGCTATAAATCCTGAATATAATAATTTAAGAACGTATAGCAAGGAATATTTCGGATTTGAAGTTAAAGGAAGTGAAGCATCTGTTACAGGACAGTCTGATGTGATAAGAAAGTTTGTACAAGCATATAGTTTTTCTAAAGTAGGAGATGAAAGTAAAAGAGAGGTTAAATCTGTAGAAACATATGATATTATAAATAAGGAGTCAGCTTTAAAAGGATTACTTTCCAAAGTTGAGAGTAATTATAAAGAAAGAAATCTTCAAATAGGAAATATTGATAGTACTACTAATATACTAAGACGTGTTCCTAGAGGATTGTCTGGTAGATCTATTATAGAGCAAGGAGATATTTTAAATAAAACTTCTTCTAGTAGTATGGTCTTATCGTTACAGGCTCAAATATTAGATTCTATTAAATCTCTTACTGATGAAGAAAAGAAAAATATAGGATATAGTTCTAAAATATATGAAACTTTTTCTGGCAAAATACAAGAATTGAGAAAACAAATTGAAAGAAAACAAGGTGAAAAACTAAGTTATTTATCTAAATCTAGAAGTAAACAAGTTACCGATCAGAATAAAGCTACATATCTTGAAAATATTAAAAAGATAGATAAAGAAATACAAAGTCTTAGAAATAGATTAGATAATGAACTTAGTTCTCAATCAGGTAGACTAATTTATAATTATTATAAATCAGAAACTAGACTTGAAAATCTATTGAAAGCTGCTACAAAAGAGAGTGTAAATTTAAATGATGATCCTATTACTGCTGCAATTCGAAATAGTCCAGCAATGAAACAGATTAGAGCTAAAGGTGAGCTATTATTTATGAATTATGTTGTAAATAATAAAAATTACGTAGCGTATTTAAAAGGAAGTTTTCAATATCCGAATACTAAAATATTATTAGATGAAACCAGTATATATTTTTCTTATAATGATACTTATGAAAAAGCAGTTATAGTAGAATTATTAGACAATTTAGAAAAATCAGGCGATAAAGCCCTTAACAAAGTATTTAAAGATGTTGACATAGCATCACAATTAGATACCGCCGCTGAGATTGAAAAAATAAATAATAAATATATAGGACGTATAAATTTACCTAAAACTAAATCTATTCCTATAGGAAAAATAAAAATACCAAAAACTAAGATCTCTAGAAAATCTACAGGATCAGCTTTTCAAAGTAGGATCGGTTCTATAAGATCTATCTTATCCGAGACTAGAACTGCTACTAGGGTAAAACCATCTATGGGTGATTTCATCACCGACGACACTATAACTGCTCTAACTAAAAGAGAGATGCTTCGTCGTATGCCTATCGGTCCTGTGGGAGGACCTCCTAAGTCATCTCGTGTTTTAACATATCGTACAGGTAGATTCGTAAATAGTTTACAAGTAATGGCAGATATGAAATCAGCAATAATGCAGTATTATTATGATCCTAACTACTGGGTTCATGAAGCTACATCTAGAAATCCAAGAAATCTTATTGATAGTTCTCTCAATTCTGTAACTAGAGCTCTATTTGGTAAACGCTTTAATCTTATCAAAGCTAATCAAGGTTTAGACTAATGGCAACAAGTAGACGTAGAGAAATAGTTAACTATATTGTAGCACAGCTTAAAACCATAGATGGTTCTACAAGTTCATATGGTTACAATTTTAAAACTAATCTTTCTCAAAACGTATATAAAGGTTTAAAATTTATAGATCAGATAAACGATTTTCCCAGCGTATATATTCAGGCCGGAGAAGAGAGTTATAGATATAATTCTAAAACTAATACTGAAGCTTCTATGACTATTATGATTAGAATTTATGCATATGAAGAACATAGTTTGTATAAATTAGAGGATCTTGTAGACGATATTACTCATGTTGTAGAGCGTATTAAATATAATCAAGATCATAAGATTATATTTGCAGAGATTGCTTCTATAGATACAGATTCTGGTTTACTAGACCCTTATGGCCTAGGAGAGATAATGATAAATGTTCAATACGATGTGGATGATTAATGAGCAGTAAACGCAGACAAATTATAAATGAGATAGTTTCAGCTCTTAAATTAATAGATGGAACTGCCGAGACCCTACCTAACAGCCCTCGTAGTCCATATACGTTTTGTGCTAATGTTTTTACAAACGTTTTTGCAAAACAAGAATACTTATCTGCTGTAAATGATTTTCCTAGTGTGTATTGCTACCCCATCAGCGCAGAGACCCGAAACAGAGTAGGAGACGCTCAGGTATTTTCTAGTTTTATCTTAGAAGTTAGAGGTTATATCTATAGCGATGATAACCCTATAGAAAAAGCAGCTGATCTAGCTCAGGATATTCAATATATTATTGATTCTATGAAATATCGTTCTACTTTTAAGGACTTAAACGTAACTGAGTGTAGAGTAGAGTCTCTATCTACAGATGAAGGTATAATGGAACCTTATGGAGTAGTAGAGATTAGAGCATTAATAGTATATATACAAGATTCTAACATTTGAAATTTTTATTATTTGCGCCCTATAGTAAGTGGTGTTATACTTATAAAATATAAGAGGGACCGCCTAACTCATAGGGTTATATTAAGGAGTTAATTATGGCACAAACATTGAACCTTCAAAGAAATAGTGAAGTGTTCCTTTCTACTGTAAGTCTTAACGATGGAGACGCAGTATCAGCAATGACACCGGCAAATACTTGGAAGGTTGAAATCCTTGCAGGTTATGCAATGTCACAGGCTGCAGCTACTCAGGACATCAATAGCTTAGAGAGCGGTACTACACCAGATCGCTCTAGTAAGCGTTTTAAAACAGCAATGAACCCTGTAGAGTGGAATTTCCAAACATATATCCGTCCAACTGGTATTGAAAATACTACTGGCGGTACTTTGGTTCACACGTCAGGTAATTCAATGCCTACCTCAGATTGGTATCTATGGCAAGCTCTTATGTCAAATACTTCTACCTATACTACCAATAAGCTTACTAGCGTATGGCAGGCAGGTGGAAAGTTTGCTAGTGCTGCTAGAAATGCTAGCGGTAATACTGCTGCTCATACACCTAATTTCGGTACATCTGCTACTTATAATATGTATTTTAAACTTGATAACGTTATATATCAGGTATCTAATACAGCAGTTAATCAGGCTGCGGTAGACGCTGCTATTGACGCAGTTGCTACTACTACTTGGTCTGGATTTGGCACTAACCTAATAGAACTAACTGGTACTCCTAGAAATAATGCAGTATCTGTGTTTGGTGGTATTTTAAATAATGGAACCACAATAGACGCTAACAGTAATGCTTACGTAACCACTGCAACTCATTCTTATCAGCCTTGGGATCAGTGGAACGTAGCAGGAACAATCTCTACTGCAAGCTTCATTAAGAATAGACTTTCAAGCCTAACTGTTAAGTTTCAGCCTGAAGGCGGTTCTTCAACAACTTATACTTTCCCAATCACGGCTCTCACCTTCAACTATAACAATAATATCACCTTCATCACTCCAGAAGAACTATCAAAGGTCAATACCCCTATTGGTAGCTTCACGGGTTCTAGAGAAGTAACAGGATCATTCACTGCTTACCTACGTGGTGCAGACGGAGATTCTGCTCAATTCCTACGTGATCTAGCTAATGATCGTCGTCCAGCTCCTACTGCATTCTCAAATGCAAACCTAGTTGTTGGAGGAGTTACTGCTCCATATTTAGCATTCAATATGCCTGCAGTAGTATTTGACGTTCCAACTCACGGAATTGAAGATATTATTTCAATATCAGTAAACTTCAAAGCACAGGAACCAATCAATACCGTTACAACCGGTGGTGAAGTAGACCTATACGCTAAGAAGTAACATTTAACTAGTTGAGGGGCTAGTTAACTTAATACCAAAGGCGCTTACCGCGACAATCTTTCGGGATCCCCTCATCCGATCGTGCGTCGATCAAACGGTAAGCGCCACTTTATTTTAAATTATGAGGAAAAATGTCTAAAATTAAATCACTACTTGTCACTGGAGACAAGACTATTGATGTAGAATTTCCAGAAGCAGAAGGTTTCGTAGTTACTATTAGCTATGTTCCTCGCGAAGACTTAATGAAAATTAGAAACCAGGCCTTAGTGTATAAATTCAACAAACGCACCCGCCAAAGAGAAGAGGAGGTGGATAATGACAAGTTTGTTGAGGCTTACGCTGAACGCGTAATTAAAGGCTGGAAAGGTCTTAAAGTTAAGCATCTTCCGAAGTTGCTACCAGTAGATATATCAGCAATGAACGCAGATGATGATGTGCCTTACTCTCAAGAAGAAGCTCTTGAACTATTAAAAAATAGTAGTATTTTTGATCAGTTTATTACTGATACTGTAAATGACTTAGAAGCGTTCTCTATTAAGAAAAGAGAAAATGATCTAAAAAACTAAAAAGTTACCTTCAGGAAACGTTTGCTGGAGGTAACCTTACTAAAGAACAATATTTTGAAATATGTCGACAGATGGGCAGAGAGCCTGTTGAGGAGGATATACCTATTGAACCTGGGGATTTATCTTTTGAAACTCAACAGGCTCTTATGCTATTTAATATCTTACCAGATAAAATTGAAGGTATGAATGGTTTATGGTTAGGTAAAGAGTTTTCTGGTATTGGAGACATCTTTGATTTCTATGAAATAGAGGATAGACGAGAGGTATTTGAACTGCTAACATACATAATAGGTCAATATAGTGTTTACTATGAAAAACAAAGAGAAATAAGATCAAGGAGATAGAGTGGCAGGAACTATAACAACAGTAATTAGAGCACTATTTCAATCTCAAGGTGCCGATAAAGTAACTCAAGATATAAATAAAGTAGGAAAAGCTGGAGAAGAAGCTACAAGAAAACAAACTCGTCTTGGTAATGAATCTACTAATACAGGTCGTGCGTTTTCATCTCAGGCTGCTGGATTAGGCGGTTTAGTTGCTGCATATGCAGGCGCTGCCGCTACATTATTTGCGTTACAACAAGGTTTCAGCGCTCTTAGAATAGCCTCTCAGTCTGAACAGCTTTTTTCTGGTATTAATCAGCTATCCGCAAATATAGGAGAATCTGGTCCAAAAATCCTTGCATCTATTACAGAAATTACCAGAGGACAAATTAGTTTAGCTAGTGCAGCGGAAAAAACTAATCTTGCACTAAGCTCAGGTTTCGGCGGAGAACAGATAGATAAACTAGCAGGTATTGCTACTAAAGCTTCTAGAGTTCTAGGTAGAGATTTAGAAGATTCTTTTACTCGTCTAATTAGAGGTACTACTAAATTAGAACCAGAACTTTTAGACGAATTAGGTATTTTTACTCGTATTGAACCTGCTGTGCAAGCTTATGCAGCTCAGATTGGAAAAAGCGAAAGTAGTTTAACAAACTTCGAGCGTAGACAGGCCTTTTTAAACGCGGTTATAGAAGAGGGAACTCGTAAATTTAAATCAGTTAACGTTACCGTTCCTACCGCAGCAGAATCTTTAAATCAATTAGGTGCTAGACTTCAAGACTTAACTACTAAATTTGGATTGTTCTTAGCTACAGCAGCAATACCTCTAGTAAATTTCTTTAGCCAAAATATTACTGGAGCTTTTGGTCTCTTTGCTTTACTAGCTAGAACCGTTATAGGTAAAGGCCTTGAAGTACTAAGAGATAAGTTTGATAATGCTGCAGAATCTGCAAAAGCTTTTGGAGAACGATTTTCAGATCTTTCTAGAAGTTCTGGGGCAAGTAAAGCAGCTATACAACAATTAGCTCAAGTTTCTGGAGATTTAGGAAATGGGTTTTTAGGATTAAAGGGAGAAGCTAGAAAAAATGCTATTGCCCTTAAAGAGCTGGCTGATAATAGTAAATTAACTGTTCAACAAACAAAAGAATATGCTAAGGCCTTAACTGTAACTAGAGATACATTACAAAATACTGTAGTTAAACATACGGCTTTACGAGATGCTTTAGCCGCAAATTCTGATGAATATAAAGCTAAAGATAAAGTTGTTAAAAATTACACAACTCAATTAAATAAAACTCAAGCTACTTTAGATGCAACTAATCAAAGTCTAAAAAATACTCCTAGTTCTGCTAAATTTGCAGAAGTTGCTTTTGCTAACATTTCTAGAACTATTCAAGGTTTTGGAATACTACTTTCTGGAGTTGTTAAATCTGTGAATCTTGTACTATTAGCAATTGGAGCCGTGTCTACTGTAGCCGGGGTTCTTGCTAATATCTACGGAAAAGAATCTGAACTATCTGCTTTTACAGAGAGTTTAGGTAAATTTTTTAAAGAATTATTAACAGGTTCAGAGACAGCTAAAGAATTTAGAGTTGGTTTAGCTGGAGGTGTAAACTATTTTTTTGGAGAACTAGAAAAAAGTAATCAAAAATTAAGAGATATAGATAAATTTCAATTTAAAACAAAATTTCTTGGAGTAACTATAAATGTTACTAAAAATAAAGAAGATTTAGCTAAAGAAGCTCAGGATATAGTTAGACAAGCAATAGATGGACAAAATATAGGAGATAAGATATCTAATAATTTAATTTCTAGTGTTAGTGGGGGTTTAATAACAGGACTTATTGGAGCTATAGCCGGAGGTTTTGCAGGAGCTAAAGTAGGCGCTTTATTTGGTACTACTTTTGGCCCTGTAGGAACAGCTATAGGCGGAGTTATTGGATTAGCAGCGGGCACAGCTTTGACAGCATCTATTCTTAGTGACGGCAAGGCTGCTGAAGAGTCTATAAATGAAGCTAAAAGAAATTTAAATGTACAAGATCCAACGGCTGAGGTAATGGCCTTAGCAAAAGCATATGATCAAGTTAATCAAAAGCAGAAACAAGCAGGGATATTAGGTGAATCCCAACGTCTATATTTTGACGCTCAAAAACAACTACTTACAGATTTAATAAAAAATAAAGAACTACTAGGGGCTTTAGGCTATGTTGCTAGCGTTACGGGTATCAGTATTGACGAGTTGTTCAAAAATTTTAATAAAAGTGTAATTGATGTTAATAAAAATTTAAATACTTTAGTAGCAACTATTAACGATTTAAATGTAAGAGGAGGAAGACAGGTAAATATATCTTTTTTCAACGTAAAACAAGTTGAAAAAGATCTTGATAGTATCGTACAAAAAATTAGACCAGAAATAGAAAAAACAAATAAGGCTATAGGAAGTATTGGTAATACCCCTTTTAGGTCAGCTCTAAATAGCCTGCCTCTTACAAAGAATATGGCAGAAGTACTTTTACGTGATACTCAACAACGTCAAAGTGAGAATAGTATACGTCCTGAAGTAGCACAACGAGAGATAGCATATTATAATGACATAATACGTCTAGCAAACCAACAGGAAGCCATTTTGGAAGACCGAGTTGCTAAATATAAAGAATATACGAATCTATTAACTAAAGATAATGAGTTGATTATTTCTGCTAATAACCTACAAAATAATTTAGTTGGTGCTGTAAATCTACAGGTAGACTTACAAGCTGAACTTAATTCTGGATTATTAACTAGAGAACAGATTAGTCAAAGGCTTTTTAATATAAATAAGCTTTTAGGAAGGGCTCAAAGCGAAATATTAAAAGAAGCCGATCAGCAACGAGAAATTGTAAGGTTACTTCAGATAGCAGACTTTTTACGTAGCCAAGAACTATACGATCAAGCCTTTACATTAGCAAAACAGGCAGATAGTCTTAGAGAAAATTTAAGACTAAATAAATTAAATTATCTAGAAGCTAAAAAATTAGGAGATGAGCAAACCAACCAATCTAAAAAACAAGACGCCGTTCTCCAGACAGCAGATTTACTTCGTAAAACTTTTCAACAAGAGTTAGGGTTTGTTGAAAAGTTAACTTTCTATTTTGATAAAAACTTTAAGTTGGCTCGCTCTAATGAAGAAATAGATTCTAACAGATTAGAGTTTTTATCTGATACGGTAGCGTTAACCAGAGAAGCACTCGATACTGAAGAGCTATTAAGAAATAGAAGAGTTCAGTTTAAAGATAGACAGATACCATTAATAGAAGTTCCTCTAGACGAAATTGATAGATTAGCTAATGAAGTTGATAAAAACTTAAGAAGATCTTTCAATGGTGTCCAGGTTCAATTAGCACGATTAGGACGAGAAACTAACAAAGTAATAGCAGGTTTGTTTGGAAAAACCATTATTGAGACTCAAACACTAGCAAGACAGTTAGAAAAGCAAGCTATAGAATTACAAAATAAAACTACAGAAGCTATATTACAAAATCAGTTACAAACTATTAAAGATAGACTCGCTGCTGAACAACAAAGAATAGCTATATACGAAAAAGAACGAGGACTATTAAATGAATTAGCAGATGCTAATGCAAAAGCTAGAGACATTGATATTGAACGTCAGAAAATAGCTCAGACTAGAAATCTTTTATTTGCTAAAGATTTGGCTAGCAATGAACTGTTAGGTAATTTCTTTACAGATCAACAAAAGCAACAGATAGAGATTAAAATAGCAGAAGCTGATTTAAGAGCTTTAGAAGATACAACACGTAATCAAATAGATGCTATTAAAAGAAAATCTGAGAGTGATGCTAAAGCTATTCAGGAACAGATTAAATCTAACGAAGTTCAGAGTAAACTTAGATTAGACATTATTGAGCAAGAGAGAAAATTAAATACCTCTAGATTAGAAGGTCAGAGACTTGCAGCTATAGCGGAACTTGATATACAAAAGTTAAAGGTTAACGCTTTAATAGAAGAATCTAAAATACTAGAAAACCACGTAGAGGGTATAGCCCGAGTATTATTAGAAGATAGAATTGAGAGAGAAATAGGTACATCTGGCAGCTTAGTAGCAATGGCAGAAAGACAAGGAATTACAGCTACATCGGAAGCAACAAATCAAGAGCTAAGACAAAAGATCTTAGATAAGGCTAAATCTGAGATAGAAAATAGATTAACCTTTACTCGAGGTAGTTTAGATAATTCTATGAAGAAAATAGAGGAATTAACTGCTGCTACTAACGGTCTATTTGGAACTCAAATTGCAGGAGTTAATGCAACTGCTGTTGCAGCAACAAATAGAGAAAGAGAACAAGCAGACGCAGACGCGAGAGAACTAGAACGTAAGAAATTAATCAATGCTCAAGTCGCTGACAACGATATTAAAACTTTACAAAATAGACTACAAGAAGCAAGAAATAGCTATGAACGTTTAACTGAAATTGCAAGATTAAGTAATAATGTAGGAATACAGATTGCTTCTGATTTTGTAAAAAATATCAGAGATAACGTAGGTAAGGCCCTACAAGATCTAGGACAAGCTATTCTTGAAGGAACATTGACCTTAAAGAATTTTGCCATAGGCGCTAGAGATCTATTTATTAAAATACTTAGAGATCTAGGAACTTCTATATTCCAAAGATTAGTAGTAGCTCCTATTCAAGATTTCTTAGTTAAGAGCCTCAGCGAACCGATAATGAAATTTTTTGGCATTGATGTCGGTTCTCCTGTTCAAGAGAACACACAAGCTCTTAGAGAACTAACTGCTGCCATTACTGGTAGAGCTACAGGAGGCGGTCCTGCTCCTGGACAAACTGGAGCAGCGGGAGTTACTTCTACGAACGGCCCACAAACAGTAGGAGGTATGCCTACAGCTACTAACGAAGCAGCGCAGGCATCACAAGGATTCGGTGATAAATTAAAAGATCTAGGGGTTAACTTTCAAACTGTAGGAACTATTGCAGCTACTACTTTTGCAGCCACTTTAGCAGCTACTCGTGATTGGAAAAAAGCATTTATCTATACTGTAGTAAGTGCTCTAGGAACTGCTTTAACTCAAATAGCTACTAAACAGTTGTTTAGTGGTGCAGTAGGGACGATCGGATCTGGTATGACAGGAGCTGGAGTAGGTGGATTTTTTAGTAGTATAGGCAATTGGTTTAGTGGATTAAACGCAACACCTACAGGCGTAGGTAATATAGCTCCTGGTGTTATAGGTACAGGAACTGCTATAGGAGGACCTGTAAAACACATGGCCGCTGGCGGATATGCGGGTCTAAGAGACCGAGTTCCCGCACTATTGGAACCCGGTGAGTTTGTCATTCGTCGTCCAGCCGCTATGGCCATAGGAGGACAAACCCTTAATCAGATGAATGCAACTGGACAAACTGCTCCAGGAAATGTTATGGTAAATGTAAATAATCAAGGAACATCACAAGAAGTAGTGGGAACTCCAAAAGTATCTATGAATGGAAGAGACATGATAGTTGATATAGTAGTAAGAGATATTCAGAATAACGGTCCAATTCGTAAGACCTTGAGAGGTATGTAATGGTAGCATATTATCCTAGTGGAGCAAATGTATCCCCAGATAACTATTCTATAGTAAGTAGTGTTACCTATACTTCTACAGGAGCTACTTCTAGTTTTAATATAGGCCGCTATGTCGGCACTCCGGCCGAAGTCGCTATAGTAGTTGACGGAATAGTTCAGGCCTATAATAGCTATACTCTATCTAATAATAAAGGAACGGTTAATTTTATAGTAGCTCCAGGCGCTACGAGTCTAGAGATAAAAACTTTAGCAGTGCCAGATTTTCTTAAAATAACTAAAGATAGTCTTCAGATCTCTCCTATATTTTATAGTAATAGCTCAGTTCTTAGTTATAATGGAAATAATTATCAGATAAATGGGTCTAGAACTGCATGGGCTATCACAGGAACTCCTGCTGAGGCAAATCAGATGATGGTATCTGTAGACGGTGTCGTTCAAAATCCATCAGCATATACTTTTCCAAGTTCTACCTTAGGTAGTTATGGTATAGATATATCTCCGGCACTAGCTTCAAATGTTGCTAATTTAGATATCCGAGTTTTTTCCGGCACCTCTACGCAAGTAGAAAGATTTACTACTATGTCTGATAGAAAACCAGATCGTGGCTTCTCTACTGATAAACAATTTGATACTTTAACTTTCGAGAGTCAGGCAGGATATGAGACTAGACGTCTGCGCAGTCGTCGTCCTCGTCGTAATTATAATCTTACCTATACAAACATATCTGGAGTTCATAAAATAGCTATAGATAATTTCTATAATGCTAGAAGTGGTGATTATGAATCTTTTGTATTCGATCTTAGCCATATTAATGATAGCGGCTCTGTAACTGTTCGTTTTGACGGTCCTGTTCAGACTACTCATGTGGCTAGTTCTGGATCACAACCTTCTCAAAATTTCTATACTGTTAGCATGAAGCTAAAAGAGGTATTTAGTTAATGACTTCTAGAAACTACGACTACATATTAAAAGTAGATACAACTACAGGGTTTAAGGCCGGTAATACTATTATAGGCGTTACTTCTCTAACAGAGGCAATCATAGCCAATGTAGATGTAGCTACTAGTAATATTAAGGTAAAACTATCTAATACAATTGCTGAATTTCACGTTGGTGAACAGATATTCAGTAACTACATAGTTAAGACTACTAGTTCTAATACTCATGACATAGGCAACACTACTTCTACTTACACTCAACAAACTACAGGAACTGCTACGGTTAGTGCTATTAACGTAAGCAAGTTTATTAAA